CCTGGTTCGACCGCAACGCGATCTGGCTAAGCTGATGATGTGGTTTGTCCAAAGGATATTACCCTCCCTTGGCCACAGCGCACATGTATACAATGCGCTGCTCGCGGTTTTTGTAGTAGAACGTTCTCAACTGTTTGGTCCAAAGCCTACATTGCTTACGCGCAGTATTGCCTTTTACATCCAGCGGAATATCCTCCGCGACACTATCATCAGTGGTCTTCTCGCTACCTTTAAGATTGCACCGTTTGGACAAGTGCGCAGGTAGGTTTAGGTTGGACTTTCTGAACCAGTCAGAAAGTGCTTGTAGTTCACTGAAACTCATGTCATTAACCATAGCGATGTCTAAAATAGTCGTTTCCAAGAGATCTACTGTTTTAACAGAATTATCCTTAGATCCAACCGCGTGAAATGCTTCAGACGCACCGTAACTCTCGTTGACAAGAGCCGTATTAATGCCAAGTTTTGAACTTGCGGTTAACAAAAAGTTAGCAATATCAGAATATACGGGAAGACTTCCGTATAATTTTCTGTACATCAAACCGAGTGATTTATATTGATGAGCTACCCAACCGTTCTTGATTACGTCAGGATTGATCACCACCTCAAGTGATTGTATTAATTTGCTTAACTTTTGAACGTAATAATATCGTCCGCCGCTTAACTCTATAAAGTTACCAGAACAGAATTCAGTTTTTCTCCACTCAGTGTTCAATTTCAACTTCGCGTCAAATCCAAAGTCAAGGAAAGTGTTCTTTAATTTAGTAACACCCACGGGGCATTTGCCATAATTGTCGTCTCCCTTCAAAACGAAACGATCAAACAAACACCCACACTTCCCAAAACGACAATTCGACGCGTTAGGACAAAAATTCATGATCATAAAATACATAGTTGCTATGTAATTAATCACACCATTGCCTAACGAAGTGTCCATATCTCCACTGCCTCTGCAATAATCAAAATCGAAATCCACTCCACATCCTGTGTGGCCATGTTTCTTGGTCTTAACTCCGAATAAAATAGACAAATCATTGACTTCTTCACGACCTATCACCAATGAATACACTAAGTACTCTATCCACAAATGAAATTTGCGTTGACTTGATTCATATTTGCTCATGTCGTTTTCGAACATCCATTCACCAACTAATTTGCTGAATTTTTCTCCACATGACCAATAGTCACAGGAGTTTGCCACTTGGGGCAGACTGAAAAATGCTTCTTCCAGTCGGGATGTGAAACGGGCATACAAAATGTTGAATCTGGGGTCCCGCCCCATTATCATTCTTGGCGACTTTCCTTCTTCATAATATCTTTCGTTCTTGACGAAAGCTGAAATGGTGTCAATTTTGTCTAGACGTCGACTGCCGTTCAAAAGCTGCTTGTATGCTTTCAAATATCGTTTGCGAGTCGCGCCGGGTTTCGATTTAATAAATTGATTAAAACTAAACTCTGGTTTATAATTCATCTTCATTTGTTCAGCTAGGAACTCGATGATCTTATAAACTAATTCCATGTCCAATGATCCAATATTAGGCGTGGTTTTTAAATATCTGCATTTCAAACTTTCCAAAACATTATGTCTGCAGCCGGACATAACAATAATGGGTTTTCTGTCGACTAACGGCGCCTCGAAGAACCTCCGCGCTGTGTCCAAAGTTGGTAAATTAGAACACTTGCTAGGGCAAAGGTCACCATGTGCATCCCTGTCAGATGATTTGACAGTAGCGGACTTCCAATCTGCATAATCATGTCGATTAGTATCCATGGGATAGTTTCTACTACCGATGCAACAATGGCGGTAAACAGGTGAGCGGCAATCGTCAAAGGCGAAAGCCACGCTATTAGTGTGCCGAAAACTGGCACGATTAGACACAACAACATCGTAAAAACGCCACCAAGCCACTAATGACTGAGGGAACCAGGCTTGACCAAAAGATTGACCGGGCGTTGTTTCACGATATAACATGGCATTTTCTGCCTGGTCAGTTGCGCGCTGAATAGTAAAGCGCATTCTAACGGACATGACTGTATCTTTTGTCACGTCTATGTTGTTGGCTTCAACGTATTTGCTTGCGAGCCGTTTGGCATGCTCTAGTCGCAAATTACGTTGCTCGACACCGTGGACTGCATAACTAACATTCAAGTTGTTAACAATGTAGTTGTACAGATCCGCCATCAGTTTCTGGTCACTGATGATCGAATTCGAGAAACCGGACAGCTGTTGATTGTTTTGCTGCTCGAGGTGGTACTCAGGTTTCTCCCAATCTAGTAACCAATATAGTCCACGTTTTACAAAACCAGCTGGCTCTGCGACGTAGTTAAGATGACCTATATCGGCATGTGGGTTATTTGGCACGGGTTCGGGGCCTTGTTGTTGTGGTACAGTTATGACGCAGGCACACAATTCGTAATCAGTGGCGCGTTCACACTCTAAGCAAACATGAAAGGCGTTTGGATCGACGCTTCCCTGTATACCGCGGAGGAGAGCATTGGCTCTATCTAACTCGGCGGGGGAGCGGATTGTCTTCGCACAAATGGTGCGGTATTGTTCAGTTAACCTGTACTGTGTTAACTCACGCTTAACATGTTTATCAAGACTATCCTCTTGACCGGACTTAGCGCTCCTGCCGGTGGGTTTAACACCGCGCGCTGCTGCACCAGCATATGTTGTGCTGGACCCACCGGCCGATGAAGGCGAGTGGGAGTTACGGTGTTCGCCACCGTTAAGGCGTTTTCCCCTGGGACCAGCTTTTGCTGCGTCTTTCATGGATTTGGAAGAAACTCCCTTGGCTTCATCACGACCAAGAGAACAATGAGAATGTTCCTTCTGTTTCCGTTTTATGGCAGGACCGGAACCTGGTTTCTGAGTTGTAGCTGACATTTTTGTAATGGAGTTTTATTCAGAAGATCAATCACACCATCGCGCAACATGGACATTTCTCTATGTCATGTGTTTCCGATGTGTTGACCGCTCAATCTTAGGTAAGACTGACCACCTAACTGTTAAACGCAGTTCAGGATTTATTAATCAAGTCTGCAGCTAGTGCAAACAAGCAATGTCCTCAGCAGGTACATTGGTAAACTAGCAATAGATTAATTGGCTCGTGCCAATAC